CAATAATCTCTCTCATGCCTTGAGTTACAACACGCGCAACATTTTCTTTTAATGCCAAAGTCTTAGCTGGTAAAGCCCTATCTGGACTTATCACAAACTGCCTGCCGGTCAACGACGGGTCTTTATTTAACTGACGCACTGAGTCATCTAACTGAGATATGTTGCCTACTGCCGTTGCATATCCACCTTTGACAACAAAGTCGCCATATACCACTTTATACGCTTCATCAATTGCAAGCTGACCTGGCGTAAGGTTTAGCCCGCCAGCTGCAGCAATTCTTTCGGCGTTTGCTATAACCGCAGCGCCCTTCGCTAATTCTTTAAAATATGGAGTTAAGTCGCCGTTGGTTTGGTACATGATCATTTGTTTCTCATCAAACTTCAAAGCCAAAAACTTTTGCCTTTCTGATGGCGGCAGCTTTTCAAGCTCTTTATATAGTTTGGCGATGTCGCTGGGATTTAGCTCATCCCGAAGCTGCAGCGCATCTTGATAAGCCTGTTCGCCTTCTTCACTTCGTAACTTAGCAAAGAATAATGAGTCTTTAGTTTCGTTTGTCAAAAGCCTGTCTTTTTGCGCGCGCACAGAAGAAATGGCAGCGGTGTATCGCTCTAAAAATTCTTCAATATCGGTAGAGTTTTCCTGCAAAGCTAGCATGGCTCTTAGCTCATCTGGCGAATCTTTAAGCGCCGAAAGATCAAACTGCATGATTGACTGTCTTTCGCCTTTTAACTTCGCCAGTTCAACATAGTCCATATATAAATTTAGACCCGCTTCATCTCTTTTCAGCCGCGTTAGCGCTTGAGTAGGCGACTCGCGCAGACCTAGCTTGTATTGCAGCGGTCTTTTTATTGCGTTGTCAAAAACATTTCTAACACCCTCGCCAAAGTTTTCTGGCGGCGTAACTACCGAAGGCGTTCTTTTAAGTAATTGCGACAATTCAGATGCTTTAGGAGTGTTTCTCAATAATTGCGCTAACTCACTGACCGCCGAATTTGGCTGAGCTATAGCTGACTGCGCAGTGTTCATAAGCGGGTTTTGTTGTTGCGCTGGAGGTTGTTGAATGCTGGCTGTTGGCCTGCTATTCACCGGCGCGCCCATCATTGGCGTTCTTAAAAGCTGTTGAGCTAACTGCTGCTCTTCTTCTTTCGTCATTGATTCTGCCATCACATCAGCCCTCTTTGTGCGCTGTTAAAATAGCCGGTAGGCAACTGAGTCGCCCGCTGGCCAGCTTGGTAGTCTTGCATTGCTTGGCTTTGAAACTGCTGCATACGCGCCCGCGACTTAGCCGCCGCTCTCTCTTCTTCGTCCAAGGTGCCGTCTAGCGCCATACGCATACGCTGCTCAGCGTAAGCCAAAGGGTCTTGCGCTAATGACGTGACACGATCTACCGCGCCGCCAATACGCTCCATCGCATAACCGCCAGGGTCGCTGGCAATGTCGCGTAGCCCTTCCATGCGCTGGCCTACCATCTGGCCAAGAGTTGGGTTGGCTGCTTGCTCTGCAGTGTTGGTGGCCACGTTAACTACTGGGGCTGCTGCGGGAGGCGCTCCCGGCACTTGCCCTGGCATCCCCCCTGGCACTTGCCCTGGCATCGGCGGGGTGATGGGCAAGCCATTTTCGTCTAAGCCTTCGATTTCTTCATCACCCACTAATCCATTTGGAAAGCCAGCTTTGCCAGCCATTGCAGCCATCATTGCGCTAAACATAATCTACTACCCTGGTAATCCAAATTGTGTATTTCTGCCCTTGCTCGAACTGGTGAGCGGGTTAGGCAGCAAGCCAGCGCCACTGCGAAGCACATCAAACTGGCGATACGGAAAATCTCGCTGCTCAGAAAATCTACGGTATCTGTCGTCAAGCAGCTGCTGACCATACATTCGCTGCTGACCGCCAACGCCCTGCAACGCTTGCGCGTCTGAAAACTGCATACCGCGTAAGTCGCCGCCGTAATTGGCCAGATTCTGACCTGCCTGTAATCTTTGTCCTGCACCAGCTAATCCTGCCTGTTGGTTGGCAAGCGCCGCTCTGAGTGCCGCGTCTTGGTTTCCTTGCTGTGCCTGTAAATAGTTGCCAGCGTTAAATTGGCCAGCCTGCAAATTCGCCTGCTGGTTAGCCAATGCCGCGCGCATATTCGCGTCTTGGCTTGCTAAGCCGCTCTGCAGCCCCATCTGCGACATCTGCTGGCTTGCTTGTTGTGCGCGACCAGCTGAATCTCGTGCAGCGGAGAGTGCAGAGTTTTGGTTAGCTTGCTGTCGCGCAAAGTTAAGCTGTTGGTTTTGTTGGCCAGCGGATAGGCCCGCCTGTTGATTGGCCAATGCCGCTTGCATCCTTGATTGAGCGTTCAGACCGCCCGCGTCTTGCGCCCTGTTGAGGTCTGTTTGCCCCATGTTTTGCGCGTTTTGAAAACCTTGTTGCCGCATGTTCGTGGCAAGATTGCTGGCTTGCTGGCCAAAATTTCTGTTAGTTTCGGCTTCGACCAAGCCGTGGCGCGACCCGCCAAAAGCCCCGGCTGAAGATGCTGAAGATGCGTTATTGTTTTGCGTCATCTGCCTTGAGCGGTCAAGGTCGCCAAGTGCTGCGTCGATGACCCCAGTCTCGTACTGGTTTTGATAAGGCGATAAGTCGGTGTTTGCCAAGCTCTGCGCCTCTACGGTTTGCCCGCCAACATTCTGCGCCTGTATGCCAGGGAGCGCGCCAATCTGCTGCGCGTTTACTTCTCGGCTGGCAATTTCGCCTACGGCCACTGGACCAAATTGCCCGACATTCTGCGCGGTTACGTTTTGGTTGCCTACCATTTGAGCGGTGGCCATCTCTGGCTGGTAGTTCATGCCAGCCTGCGCGCCAGTGATCGCCTGATTCATCTGCGCCTGCCCAACACCAGCGCGCGCCGTGTCAGCGGTCATATTCATGCCTTCAAGCTCTGCTGGACTCAATGGCGAAACCGTCGCCGCGTCATATGCTTGATATGGCATTTGCGCAAGCTGCTGACCAGAGCGGAATGTACTTGTCAGCATTCCTTTTAATTCTGGGTCAAAGGCTTGTGTTGAGGTGTTTTTTGATTTGCCTGCACTCATGTCACATGGTTCCTATGTTGAATCTGGGGTGGTAATAGCCGATCTCTTCTTCTTCTTCTGCTGCATCGAGGATAGGCATCGAGGGAGTAATGCCTTGCCGACCATACGCAGGCTCAAACTGCCCACCTTCTCCGCCAACAATACTGCCGTCAAAAAATTCAGAATCGTCATACTCGTTGATGTCAAAAATCGGGATAGGCGTAGAATTTGTAGGCGCTTGCGTTTGCGCTGGCGCTTGCCCTGGCAATGGAAACTGATTGTAGTAGTCAGCGTCTGGCTGCGTAATCTCAGCGCCAGAGCCGTAAAAGTTATCACTTGGCAAAGCGAAGGAGTCAAAATAGGTTTGGTCTGGCTGCGTTATCTCATCCCCAGACCCATAGAAAGGCGTTGGCGCTGCTTGTTCTACCGGCACAGCACTTTGCGCTGCAGGCTCAGTCGCCAGCTGCTCCATAAGTTCTGGGTTCATCGCCAGCAAATCGCCAAGGTTTATGTTTGTGCCGCCGCCTGCGCTGCCGTCTTTGCTCATATCTGTTTTACCAAAGTTATGTGTGCTTCCTTGTAATCCATTTCTTTTAGCGCCTTCGTCCAGCCCTTGCGCCCGGACATGCTCAGCGCCGAACACTTAATAGACTTAGCAAAAGAGATCAGGCTAGATTCCATGCCCTTAATTTCACTCAAGTCACCAGCCGCTAGAAAAACGTGCAGCGCGCGCAGTCTTGGATACTGGACAATCTCAGTGACCATGCAGCTTTTCTCTGCTGGCCAAAAAAACATATCGCCAAGAATGATCGCGTCTAGCACATCTTCATATGTGTGCGTGCCGCCAGATCGCTCAAGCGCCGACTCAAGCAACTCGCGGTATGGGCCTACGGTGTCTGCCGCCTGCTGTTCTAACGCCTGCTCACTCATATTTGCACCGCTGATAAATTGCCGTTGTTTTCCACCGCTAGCTTAAACCGCGTCCCGTTTGGGCTTTGCAGGATCAGCCGGTCATTGCGTAGCTCAATGTCCTGATTCTTTTTTCTGTTCATGTCGTCGGCCTGTTCAATCAGCAAATTGCGCTGTGACTCAACACCCTGGTCATAAGCATTTGATGCGTTAGGCAAAATCATCGTCTACTACCCGCAACTACTTCTAAGCGCATGTTGCCCACTCGCCAGCTGGTAGGCTGGTCGCCAGTGACGCGCATCTGCACTTGCCGTCCTTGGAATCGCACGCTGGTTGGGTTAGCCATGTCAAAAGGACCGAATGAGCTTTCTGCGCTGTTTGGATATGTGCGAGTTTTGAATGTCGCCGTGACATCGCCCTGGGTTTGTTCATCAGGAATTAGTGAAGTAGCCACCATCATTCTGTCGCCAACGCCGATTTGCATAGGGCCGGTTTCAGCAAAGACATCGCTGTCTGTGTCATAGGCATTGCCGACTTCGTGTTCATAAACATACCCGTCTGCACTTGTGTAATTAGGAAAAACAAACGCCCCAATGTCAAAGCCTGCAGTGCGCGCCACCTTGCCAATTTGCCAGTGGTTTTCGCGGTAGTTGTAGCTTACATAGCTGTCGTTCTCTGTGGTGCCTGCGCTTGGATAGAACCAAACGACCTCGCTGAACTGCGAGTTTACGACTGCAAAAACCTTAGATCGCTCGGTGGTGTTTAGGTGCGAGAAGATAAAATCGCCAACGCTAGAGCGCATAGACTGCACTGAGCCGTTGTAGCTATAGAAGCCATTGTTGCCCATCCAGTAGGCTGTGCTATCTGCAACCGCGCAGCCGTTGGCGCTTATCACGCCGCAGCCTGTACCGGCCTGTCTAAAGCCGTACACGAATGGCGGGCCTTGGTATCGCGCTGTGTGCGCATCCATGTCGGTGAGCAGCAAAGTCTCGCCACGCAGTCTAACGCCAGCCATCAGGTTGCCATTAGTGGCCAGGGTAAAAGAACCAGCTTGGTTAGTTGCAGCCGGTGCCCATACATTGCTTTGCTCTTGGTCACTGAACGCCACCTTATTTCCCACTCCACCAGCGCCTAACGCAAACACGAAGCGCTCTTCGCTTACAACAATTGCGGTGGTGCTGGTGGGCGCGTTAGATAAAAGCGCTGCAGGCGTGCCAGTAGAATTAGCCCACTGGTAAATCTTGCCATCGCTGGTGGCGCACGCAATAACGTACTCTCCAAACGTGTCTAGTGACCAAGTCGTTGCTGGCGTATAAGCGCCGCTGTCAGGTCTTGGTGTGTTCCAAGTGCTGGCATTCCAAGTGAGGCCACCATAGCCAAGGTTCTGGACTGCGTTTGCGTTGCCCGTAGTGAAGCCAGAAGGGGTAATGTCAGTAAGCGTGTTGTCTTCGCCCACAAAATATAATTTAGTGTGCGTGCCTGCGACTGTGCGTCTGTTACGGCCATTATCCAAGTAGCTGATAATTGCCCTGCATACGCCGTTCATCGCAGCCGTTGTCCGCTTACGCCAGCCGCCGATTGGCTGCATAGCGCCTTCGTACCAGCGCACTAAGTTTGCGTCTGACCAGGTGTTTGCTTGCTGCAGCGCAGTACCGTTTTTGACTACGCCAGCTGGTGGGCTTACGTTAAGCAGAGGCATCTTCGTACTCCCCTGTTTCGATCATCTGGCAAAGCTCTTCAGCCCTTGCGCCGACTTGCTTAGACCAAAGGCTATTGTCGAATTCCATACCAGCCATGATGTAGTCACCGCCAGCCATAAACCCCAGCGCCTTCTCAAACTTGAGCAGCCGGGTAAGGCCCAAATTAAAGGCAATCGAAACCATCGCGTCTTTGCGTGCAAGGTTCAAATTTTTGTACCAAGTAAAAGTGTTTTCAAGCTCAGTCTCAACCCGGTCAATATCGTTAGACAAAAGAAAATCAATTTCCACATCGCAGAGGCCAATGCCGCCGTCTGGGTCAATGTTGCGGCCAACGCCGATTGTGGTCTTGCCTGCGCTGCACTGATAAGCGAATGGCTTTACGCCTTCGTGCCTTCTCAGCATTTCAAATAACTTGTCACTGCTCATTGGCTTTCACCCTTGTTAGAAGCGCCAAAATAAAAGCTCACGACTGCGCTCACTATGCCGCCAAGGTATCCAAGCACCAAGTTAACGATAGATTCGTTTGTCTCTGGCATTAGCGTCACGATGGAGACATAAGCGCCGAAGAAGATGAACGCCAGTAATGCCAGCACTTTAGGGGTCCAATCGCCAGCAAAAGACTTGCGGGCGTTCTGGGTGTCTTGCACTTCCAGCGCGAACACATCCACATCAAGCTTTTTTAACTGCACAGCGAATTCGTTGTCTGCAGCTTTTATCTTTGCCAACTGCTCTGGGGAGGCGTTTTGCACCGCCTTCTGCAATGCCTTGGGTTCTGGTTCGCAACCCATAACGCTGGCGATTGCCTTCATGGCAGTACCAGCTAAAGGACCGCCCAAGGCTTGTCCCAGCGTTGGGGCAAGACTGCCGATTACATTTTTTATAAGATCAAATTTCATTTATTAATCCCACATTTATCTGTTGGTAAGCCAAGTGAGTAAGCCGCCTATCGTGGCTGGCACTAAAACAATCACAACCGCAAATATTAGTGCGTACTGAGACAGCTGCTTTTTAAATCTTTTCTTTCTAACCTCTTCTGATTTCAAGAATGCTTGGCGGTTCTTACGCGCCTCAGCCTGCTTGATCATCATGTCTTGCCACAAATCTAACCTGTTAGATGCAAGAAATATTGACTTAATGTTTTCTTTGCTTTGGCGCAAAGTCTCTTCAGCCATCACAATCTTGAGCGCGTCAGATTCGCTCAAATTCTTGCTGTTCTTAGCACGCTGCAGATCAAATTCGCTAGATCCTAGCTTGGCTATATATGTGCCCAGACTCTCTATATTTGAGGCCGCTCCCGCAACCATCTCAAGCGCCTTGCACGCAGCCGTTACTGCCGCAACAGCCTCTAAAATCACCTGTTAGCCCATAGCGATAATAAGCGGAACCAACACAGAGCCAAGTACCAAAGCGTAAAGGCCATATATCATTTTCTCTAAACGAACAAACTTAGCTGCGCCGCTGTCAAGCCTGCGCTCAATGCTTTGATACCTAACGACGCACTCTCGTTCGTGCGCCTCAATCGAGGCCAAAGCCTTGGCTGTTAATTCTTTCTGAGTCACTGTGACGCAGACTCTTCAGCTTCAACCGGCTTGATTGAATTGCGAATGTCTGCTTCCCAGCTGGCTATACTGCGCTCGTTTTCTATTAACTGAATTTGCAAGTTTTGCTGCACTTCTCGCAATTGTTGTACGCGGCCAATCATTACCTGCGCATCTTGCTCAAGGTCGCTGAATGCAAACTCTTGGCCATCTATTTCTACTGTTGGGTCGCTCATCTTTATTCCTTATGCAGCCCAGGGGGTGCCTGATCCACTAACTGGGTTAATCTGTAGGTCGATATTAGCTTTTAGGCCCGTCTCTAATGCAGTCACTTGCTCTTCACCCATTCCTGCCTTTACCCAAGCAATGCAATTGGCCTCAGTGACATCTGCGTAATCAGTGAAATTATCAGGGTCGAAAGTCACAGATTGCGTCCCGTAGCTTGAGGCGTTGTAGGTAACTTCGCCTACGGTTTGCTCTGCGTTTACGCGCCAATGAATGACGTTAATTACGTTTGTCAGTCCATCTTCTGAAAGCACGAAGTCAGTTTGTGAGATTGAATATGTGTTTGTTGCGGTCATAAGTTATTCTCCAGCCTTTGGGTTGGCGTCTTTCATTGCTTTAATGTCAGCCTTCCAAGCATCAATTCCGTGGTGGTAGATGTTGTCTAGCTGGTCTTCAATGCTTGGGTATGCCTCTGCGCGACGTTCTGCGTAGGTGATCTCTGCCTCAATTTCAGATTTGGTTTTTTCTCTAACTGGCGCGGGCATTTCTTCCTCATCTGCGACACCGTCAGCAACAGTGCTGACATAATCGTCTGCTACTGCAATAGGATTTGGAAACTCAGCAACTAAATCAGCGTGCAGCTTCTTAGCTTGAGCGTGTAGAGTTCCGTCTTCTTTGAAAAATAAGTATTTCATTAGTCGTCTATCCTTACCCATGATGTCCATGTGGTGTTGAAACTTCGTACATAAGTTGCTGGCCCTGCCAATAAAGTTGCCATCTGGGCTGTCACGTTGCCTTGATTTCCGTATACAACGACAGAGTAGTAAGCAAATGACGGGTTATTGGTGTTGGTGTTTTTGCTGCGGTAGAAGCCGGTTTTTTTAAGGTCATCTAAGCTGCCGACATACTCGCCATTTGAAGCCTCTAACATTGTGCCAGTAATACCGCCAGCGGCGGATATGCGGAGGTGTTCTGTGGTTGTTCCGGCAGTAGTCCCCGTCCGAAAAGCCATAAAAGCGCCTGAACCGCTTGCCGCTAACTGGACCCCACCTGTCGCACTTTGGAACTGCTCAAAGAAAGAATCAGCGCCTCTTGCCATTTTGATGCCGTTGCCGCCGCTAGTTGTTGTTGCATCAATTTTGTATGCCGGTGCCGAAACACCAATACCCACGGAGCCATCTTCCTGCACTCTAAATAACTCAGTACCACCTGAAGTTCCTGTACGGTCTTTAGCTATGACAAAGTCTTCGCCTGTTGCACCGTTATCACTATCAATATTAATGAACAAACTAGCAGGTACGTTGATAACGCCATTGTGACTCCCGTTATCGTCTAGTTCCAAAACGCCATTTGTTGATACAAGTTTTGTTGCGGTGGCTGTGCCAGTTACGTCTATGCCTGTGGAGGTGGTGGCTAGTTTTAACGCTGAGTCATAATAAAGTTCAACAGCTCCATCAACTAACATTCTTGCCATGTATTCGGTAGAGCCTTTATCAAACTCAATATGTGGCCCATTGGTTCGCACGACTAAATTACCACCGCCAACTTCTTCAATAATTGAGTGGTTGTTGTTGGATGTGTGATAAATCTCTAGGTCATCACCAGCACCGAACGTAGCCTTGTTATTGTCGCCTAATGCTATGCCGCCGTTGGCTGTGATTGCGCCAGTAACTGCTAGAGTACTAAACGACCCCTCCAACCCATCTAACGTATCAACAACAGCCGCGCCAGACCCAGCGCCATCGGTGGCAATAACTTTCACCGCGCCAGCCGCTATTGCTACGTTCGCGCCAGATCCTTGGCTGAAGGTCAGTGTGTAAGATGTCGCGTTGTCAATAATCCAAACCTTGGAAATCGTGTTAGGACCAAGCGTGACTGTGCAAGCCTGACCGCCGCCTGTGCATTTTAGATAAAGCGAGCGCGCCTCATCAGCAGTGCCATCAGCCAGGGTGATTGTGTGCGTCGATGCGTTAGGGATAGCCTCGCTGCCCTGGCCGAAACCTGATGCAATATTTGTGATAGTGCCATTCAGTAAGTCACCCCAAGTGCCAGCGTTAGAGCCGCTCTCTTGGAGGCGAAGGCGTAAATCGTTGGAAAATGTATCAGCCATGATTAATCTCGATTAGGCAACTTTTTGCCAATTTGTGCTGGCGCTTTGTTGCTGGGTGTAAGTTGTGCTTATGTCTGTTTGCTCTGTCCAGGCGGTGCTGGCTCCGGGTTCGCTTTGCCACTTGATCTCGCCGTTAGCAGTGACCACGCCTTGAGCGCTGATTGCTGCAGCGCCGAACTTAACCTGCCCACCGCCTGCCGTAATACTAGAGGCCGCGACGACAGCCGCAGAGCCAGTGAGTAGCGTTGTAGCTGTAGCGCTTCCACTGCTTGTTGCCACAATTGACGCGCTGCCAGTGGTGACTGTGACAGCCGTAGCGCTGATTGTTGAAGAAGCCGTGATGAGCGCTTGAACATTTCTAAACCTCTGTCCTGCAGCCGTGATCGTTGATGACGCAGGAATTGCCGCGCTTGCTGTCCTAGCGCGAACGCCACTGGCACCAACCACAGAAGAAGCACTGACAACTGCCGCACCGTTCGTAACCACCTGACCAGCCGCCGCCACAGCCGACGAAGCACTGACAGTCGCGCTGCCATCAATGTAGCTCCACTGGCCAAACCTACCAGCGCCGAAACTGCCATAATTCCAACCTTGACTCATTAGTCTAGTGTTATGTCCACGTCACCAGCTGG